CGTTTGCCGAGAATAAGTTTGTTGTAGCTATTCTTACTACACTTAAACTTGAACCATATCTCAAAAATGATTCTGCTGAATAGAAGTCTTCTGCACCAGCGTCTGTATTAGCTGGTTGGTAAAACTCATCAACTAGCCCTTGACCGTCTGAAACTGTTTTTACTTCATCAACAGGTCCCCATTGAAATACACCAGCAAATGCGCCTCGTGTAGAGGAAACTGCTGGAACAACATTCGATAAGTCAATCTCCTTGACCTGAACGCCTGGTGAAACTTGAAATGCCATGTTTTTCTCCTGTTAATGTAAAATTGTTTACACTTTTATTTATATTATTATTTAGTCTAACAGTGATTTAGAGAACCATCTATCTCCGTCTTTATCGACAAATGAACCGTCATCCTGTTGTTGACCAAATATTCCTGCTGGTAACATATCGTCCTCGATCATCTTTTGTTGTTCTGCATACAACAAATCTTTAACAGCAGTGTCCGTTAAGTTTGTAAAAAAGTCTGTTGTCACGAACCATGCGAATAATACACAATTCATTACCATATCATCATGATAACCTCTGTCCGCCTCAAACGAGTTATTCTTATTTACAAAAGTCATCATTTCAGTAATAGTAGGTCTATCTACAACAGACATTCTATTTTCTTCCATAAGTTCTTTTAATGTTGAACAACCAACTCTTTTTATCTTTCTACTCATTGTGATACCTATATCTGTTGATTTCGTCATACCTTGCACGAAAACATTTGGATATTCGATATCATAATGTAGTTGTGTTGCGACCATAGAACCCTCTGCATTGTTTTCTATAATGACTAATGATTCATTATATGGTCTACAATACTTATTTATTAAATCTGGAAAGAGCATAGGCGATATCATGTTGTCTCTAAATGTGCAAACCTGTTTAAAAGGTTTTGAAGTCACATCGAAGATACTAAAAGTAGAATAGTCTATACCTCTCCCTTGTGATACATCGACTGTAGTGATGTAAGTATGACCTGCGATAGGTCTTTCATATACAGAAACATTGTCTTTACGCCAGTCTGGGTCTATCGCCCTTAAACCTAATAATGTGTCTGCATTAATTAGTGTGTTACCAGTTCCTAAGAAACTATTACCATACTCTTGTTCAAACTGTGCCTCAGATGTATTTGCAATAGTCATCTTTTTCCATTCGTCATCACGACCTGGCACATCAAACCAGTTGATTAGAAAACTTTTATACTCTGAATTACCATGAACGGCACTCTCGTATATCTTATGAAACATATTACCAACACCATTTGCAGTAGATGTAATGATTACTTTAGAATCTTTACCTGATGTGATTACAGGATATGTCGCAGTATAAAATGTTTCTGCATCTTCTACGAATGCAAACTCATCAAGATATAACATGTTGATTGACATACCACGAATCGAACTTGATGATGTAGCGGCCGCCACAAGTTTACTATCATTACCAAACTCTATATTACCTTTGTTCAGTATCTTTACACCTGGTTGTAAGAAAAATGGGACTGTTTCCAACATAGTTACAATACGAGACACCATCTCTCTAGCAATCGCACCTTTGTTCGCCAGAATCGCAACGGTGACTTCTGGTGTGAATAATAGATACCATAAGAGATATGCACAAGATGTTATAGATTTACCAGACTGACGAGCGGCTAATACTACACTAAATCTATTATTATTAAAATGTTCTATAAGACTTTCTTGATAACCACGAAGATGAAAAGGAACTAAACCCTCATCAAGAGATATAATCTGAGTATACTTTTCTATAAAATGAACAGGGTCAGTAGAACACTTTTGATATTCTTCTATTTCATCTTTTGTATACTTGGTTTCGACACCTGCTCTTTTAATCAGGTTATTACCAAGATATCCTTCGTTTTTAGGTTGAACCATTACTTATTCTTTTTGAGAAACTTTTGTAATTCAGATGTTGAACCCACATATAAGTGGTTGTGTTGTGTGCCTACTTTTTGTTCTTCATCTTCTAATTTTTTCAATTTTTGTTGTAAATCAATAAGTTTCTCTGCTGTTTCTCCTACAGTTTTAATTAATTGACCTGCAACTTCGTATGCACGAGGATGTTCTGTTTCTTTAGATAGTTGTAGTATGCCTTCGATTGCATCTTGACCTCTCTCTACTAAACCGTAAAGATTTTCTCTTGCATATCTGTAATCAGTTTCTATATTCTCTGATCTTTCAGGCAGTTTTACTACTTGTGTTTTTTCTTTTATATCTGATTCGATATTTAGAATATCATCTAACTGTTTGTCTATTTCTTTTGCCATAATTAACTTGCATCTTCGGTCTGATTCTCACTAAATGTATCGTCAGCACCATCATCATAAAATATCACATTCTCTGCAACAACAAATGTATCTGTTGGGTCAACGGAACCTACGAACTTCAATGTAGTATTTGCAGGTATCGTAATCGCATTGTTTAATACGATAGACTTTTTATTACTTGCAATACTAGAGATAGTCGGATTGGTTGTTAAGTTTGTTCCGAATACTTCGTTGCCTACTGCTATCTTAGTATTTATTGCAGTATCAAAAGTAACTGTGGTTGAATTAGATACTGCGTTTGCAACTTCACCGAATGCAGGTTCGTAATGTTTTACTTCTTTTATTAGACCTGCATTATCAATTTGTGTTGTTGTAAATCCTGGGTCTGTTGTAAATTTTCCTGACGGTATATAAGTTCTTTCGATAACATTCTTAATCATTCTGCCTGTGTAGATAGGTCCGAAGAAGTATGTTTTCATTTGAAAATCAAGAGTGTATTCTATAATTCTTCTATCTTCGAAACTGCCCTCATACTCATCTGAGAAAGATACACCGTTTAAAACTATAGGCACATCTCTGTTATCAGGTATGCCATCAACCATCTTCATCGTAACTGTATATTCTGGTTGAAAGTATGGTATAATTTGTTCTACTATCTGTAATGCTTCATTCATATTCTTTGCAAGAATAGATAATGTAAAGTTTAAATTGTATGGTGCAGGAGCATATTGAAATCCTCTTTTACCATCTGCTTCGTATTGATTCTTGATTGATCTGATTAATTTGTTTTGTTGTCTTTGTGCATCATATTCAAAACCTGTAAGTTCAAATGCCATACGAGGCAGTGTAATTGCACTTCTATTTCTGTCTGATAGATTTGGTTCTTCTGCAAGTCTATCTAAAAACTTTTGTTTAGGACCATAAGATATAGGAACTCTAAATTGAGACAATACAGTGCCATCAGATTTTATTTTCTTTACATCTACATTATTAAATAATGTGCCAAAAACTGATACACATCTTTTAATTGTTTCATTGTAAAAATAAGTTCCAAACATTATGCGTTCTCTTCGATATACTCTTTTATTTTGCCAACTGTATCTAGACTCTCTGCATCTTCATCAGGTATTTCTATATCAAATTGATTTTCAAATTCCATTATCAGTTCTACAGTGTGCAAAGAATCTGCACCTAAATCATCGATAAGATGTTTCTCATCTGTCACTTCTGACAAATCAACACCTAAATGGTCTGCAATTATTTTCTCTATCATTATGGTTCTCCAAATGGATTTACTTCACTCAGATCAAGATAATTTGAATCTTGGTCTTCGAAGTCTTTATTTTGTGCAGATGCATCATTACTGAATACCATTCTATCGTCAATAGAATTGATAGTATATTGTGCAGTAGATGTAGCACCTACTAATACATCTGTAGTTGCAAGTGTTGTAGTGACATCTTTGATTGTTAGTTTACTTGTGATATTGTTCCATGCAACTACTTCACCTACTACAGTGCCACTCTTCGTTATGTTTTCATTTACTACATAGTTCTGACCATTACCACTAGCCATTGTCATGACAGTTGTATATGCCTGTTCGTCTTCAATAAGATCGATATCACCAATACCTGTATCGAAGTCTTCTTGACTATATTCGAATAGTTCACAAGTCATCTTAAATACAAATAATTTACCGACTTGATAGAATGGGTCTTCGTGTTCTACAAATTTGATTTCAAACATAGAACCTGATAATGGGAAGTATATGAGATCACCCTCGTTAGGTCTAAATGATGTTGCGAGATTATCATCTAAAGATATAAATCTTTCCCATGTTCTCAAAGATATAATGAATGTCGCTTGGTCTCTGATTTGAACACCAAACTTAGACATAAGGTCGCCCTCGCCTTCAAATCCGTCTGTATTCTCGATATACATTTCGACTTGATAAGAATCACCGAATTTAGATTGCACATCTTCATTTAAGATTGAATCTTCTTCGATTACTTCTCTAGGCAGATAAAAGACATTATGCCCATACATGCGTAGGGCTTCAACAACTAAATCTTCGTATAGGTGTTGTTCTGTCTGGACTGCATGATTAAAAAATACATTTGTT